CCTACGGGCATCCCTGCCGGTCTGAGACGCCCGGAGAGCCAGTCTGGTAGAATGGGGCTATCTGACGCCTGGGAGGATAGAGAGGATGCCCACGCCTAAGCCAGAACTACCACCTAATGGCGCTCTGGAGCCTTCCATCTGGGAGGGGAGCGACCCAGGTGATTACGGAGTAGACCTAGACTTATTGCAACCCAACCAGAAGAAGAGTTGGGAGAACCAGAACCGGTATCTTAGGCATTACGCAGATGTGAAGGTAAACTCGATAGCGGCGGACAGGGCGGGGGTGAGTGCGGGAACGGCGAAGGCGTGGTATACGAACGACGTATTGAGGTTCAAGGCGAGGAGGGCGGAGGCGGAGCACAGGTGGAACGACAGGTTGGAGGTATTTGCGTGGGAGAGGGTAAAGAGGCAGGGGGATAACGTGAGTCCGATTCTTTTGATAACGTTATTGAACTCGAATCTGCCGAACAAGTACCGGCCTGCGGCGGCTATGAGTGACGAGCAAGCGAAGGAGACGATGCAGAAGATACGGGAGTACATCCGGGCAGGGGGGAAGAAGGGGAAGAAGAAGGAAGAGGAAGAGATTGAGGAGATGACGCCCTCGGTATAAGAAAGGAGAGGAATGGCCATACTGGAAACGTACACCAGCCCCAACTCAGCCAGGGACTCCGAGGACTTGACTCCTTCGCCATGGGCGCGCTAACATCGCGCCGATGGATTCCCAGACAATAAGAAAGCCCCTGGCGTCACTTCCAGGGGCCTCTTACATATCGTGGGAGGACACGATACGGGGTACAAGCCCCAGTATCGTAACTCCCACCAGCCGATAAAGTCAAGCTGACTAACTGACTTCTGGCTGGCCCGCAGATAGCCAGCCAAGGAAAATAAATAAGCTGCTCCGGATGAACCCGGTAAGATGTGACACGCAGCGTCTCACTGGTGGCTGCGAGAGGACTAATAGCCCTCCTTGGACGGGGTTCCAGGTAAATATCACCAGGCGGGCCATTATTGTGGCCCAGGGGTGCAAGAGTTTATTTGGCGGGAGGACGCCAGCCAGGGGGGGAAAGGCCCGCTATGCCTGAGTCGCAGATTCGGCGGGAACAGACGCACTGGAAGAACCTTGTCCGTTGCCCTAACGGCACGCCTCATCACATCATCCTCCAGCCAGATAGCCGCAAGGGCCGGTGCAAGAAGTGCAAGCAATCCCTGTTGATACCGGCCATTCAGCATCAGACTACCCGTTTTAACGTCTAACACTGGTTAATGGTTGCTTTTTGGCTCCTTCCTTGGTTTAATGCGGTTTACCGTAATGCTGGACTTTGGTAGACACCTCTGGATATTTTTGGCGTGCTCCTTCCGTGTATACCGGGAGGGTGAGGCCGTCGCCTTTCCGGGCTGTACGATGGTGATGGAAGGGAATTACTTTGCTTGGCCGCGCTGGAGGAAGGTGTTATCCAGGGTGGTGGTAGTGCCTTATGGGTTATTCCAGGGTGCGCACTGGACGTTGAGCCGGATGGTTCACCGGCCTTGGTCACCACATGAACATGTCGAGCCGAGGTATTACTGTGTGTCGCTGGCTGAGATGTTTAACTTAGGGTGCACGATGGCCTCTCACCACATCCTGCCTGTTGCGTGGGCCGTGGAGTTCGATAAGCGTGGTTAGATACACCTACCGCCAGTTCACCGATGCTCCCAGCTTCGGCCCGTTGACCGTCCGGTGCGCGGGATGCAAACAGCAGGTCAAGGGCTTTGAGAGCGCCGTTGGCTCCGCCGGTTTCTACCGGCTGGTAGGCCCCTGGAAGAAGTATGGGACGGCGGAGCAAGCGGGGAAGGTGCTCTGTGATTCATGCATGTGGCGGAGAAAGAAGTACAAGGAAGACTTCGGCATCCCCTGCCAGCAATACGCGCAGCTAGACCCGCCTTAAGGAGAATTATGAACGAAATCGCATTTCTAACGGAAAATGAGTTCGCCGTCAAAGTTGGCGTGTCCTTATCTACCATCCAGCAGGCGATGAAGGCCGGGAGGGTGCCGTATGTGAAGCTTTCCGCACGGAAGAGGTTCATCCCGGAGAACGCCCTGGCTATTATGATGGGGGAAGCCATTGAGGTGCGTTGGAGGGACATGAAATCCCCGCAGCCTCTGGGCCGGAGCGGTTAGTGGTTGGGCACGCTCCTCTTGGCGATAGCGATGTTAGCCCTGTTTTGCCTGGCGTATGGGATAGGCCAGGCGCTCCGGTGATTGAAGGGCACACCGAGGACTGTGGTGGGGTGTACTGGCTCTCCAGGCGGCGGTTCGGTCGGTGGTGGATATATGCCTGTCGGGACTGTGGCAGAGACGTAAGGAGGGAGAAGATAAATGGCTAAAGATGAGATACCGCCGCTCTTTGACCCTACAATCATTAAGAACGCTATTGTGGCGCAAGATAATGGGCCGTATAAGAAGAAGAACAAGCCTACCAAGGTCAACCCGCACCGGGGGGCCTACGACCGGATGATACGGGAGCAGTTTGGTGACAAGATGGTAGACAAAGCCAACGCGGCGGCGGCGGCTTCCAGCGCCGCCGCCGGACAGCAGAGTGTGAAGCTGTCGATTTCGGGCTATGCCAACCTTCATATCATGAATTCAGCGGGTGTGCCGTTAGTGTCTGCTGAGCAGGCGCAATCCGTGTTGGGCAAGAATGTTACAGAGCAGGCCATCTCTAAGAAACCACACCTTCAGATGCTGATAATACACTCTGGTGTGAATCTTAAGGACTTACCGAAGCCATCTAAAAGTCCGTGCTGTAAGCCGCCGCAGCCGAGCCATTTTCTTATGACTGAGGTGAAGCTGACGGGCGTCCCGGGTGGGCTGTTTGCCTGCGCAGGGTGTATCCAGGACTGGCTGAAGAAGCACTATGGCGAATATTTGGATTACGTGGGGAAGGTGCAGATTGGAAAAACGGTGGACTTCCTGTTGGAGTAGGATATAATTCGGAGTGGAGGCTTCCGCAGCGGCCTCCATCACCTCCTTACAGCCCCCTGTCGTTGTTCCCTCACCGGCAGGGGGTTCTCTTTTTAACCCCGTTTGCTATAATCGCCACCGTGATAGCTGTTGGCAAGAGAGTCATGGTGGTGTATCCAACGCTCTCCGAAGAGGGCGATAAACACACGTCTCTTTTCCAGCACTGTGTGGGCATGGTAGTGGAGAACGGCCTGAACGCCCTGGTGAAGATACGCTTGGAGGAGCCGATTCAGAAAGTGGGGGAAGCGCCTCAGTGGGAGTATTTCTACGAACAGGCGGACTTTCTAGCGGAGGTTAAGGAGGATGGCCACCAAGATGAGAGGGAAACGGACGCGGATGCTGCGGTTGAGCGACTACCGGGTTGAGAGTGTGGAGGAGGGGTACTACGCTCTGGTGGGTGCTGTGATTAAGGTTGGTCTTCATCAGCCCGAATATCCAAGGAAGCAGGCTGGCAGAGGCGAAAGTCGCTTTCTCTGGACGAACCCACACCCTGATTGGGCCAGGAGCCGGTGTGGGCGGGAATGGCTGGGGATGGTTGGGCTGGAGCCGGATGTCGTGTACCATAGGGCTGGGGGCGAGGAGTCTTATCAGCCTATCGGCGGCTGTGTGTGCTACAGATACGCCGGGAGGCGGCGAAAGGAGCGTTCTGATGCCTCTTAAGCGTGGCTCATCCCGGAAAGCTATCGGGAAGAACGTAAGGAAGCTAAAACGCGAGGGCCGCCCTACGAAGCAAGCCGTCGCTATAAGTCTTTCCAAAGCGGGCAAGTCCAGGGGGGGGAAGGCTAAGAATAAGTAGCTGACCACCGCTACCCAGGATGTCCAGGAGGCTCTGTTTGAGGCGGTTAAGTTCGCCCCGACAGATGCCCAGCGGCCCATATTAGAGTCCCGCCAGCAGTTCACCATCGTTACCGGAGGTGAGCAGGCTGGCAAATCCATTTGTGCTTCTAAATATTTCCTTTCCCGGTTTGGTGAGGTGGATGAGGAGCCAGCCATTTACTGGTTGGTTTCCGCCGATTATGAGGGGAACCGGCGGGAGTTTGAATATATCGCCTCGGATATGCAGGCGATATTCGGCAACAACGCCAAGACCACCAAAAGGCTAGACCCAGGCCAGATTGAGGTGTTCGGTGCTAACACCGACGCCAAGCCGATGCTGGTGGTGAAATCCAAGTCTGCCAACGACCCCTCCAAGCTCCGGATGGAAGCCCCGCGTGGGATTATCGTCTGTGAGGGTGCGGGTCTTGATTTGGAGTCCTTTGAGCGCGTTATAGGCCGCGCCGCGCCAAAAGATGCCTGGGTGTTCATTTCGGGAACACTGGAAGGCTCGTTGGGATGGTATCCGCAGGTGGCGGAGGCGTGGAAGCATGAGGAGGGCTGCGCCTCCTTCCGGCTCCCTTCGTACACTAACGTCTATCTCTACGAGGGAGGTATCAACGACCCGAAAATCCAGCGCCTCAAGAGGCTGTCCTCTGACACCTTCTTCATGGAGCGGATTGAGGGCCGGGCGGTGCCGCCGAAGGGCTTGGTATTCCCTGAGTTCAACGCCAACTATCACGTCAAGAACATCTCTTACGTGAGGGGCGAGCCGGTCTATCTTTGGATTGACCCTGGGTATGCGGGGGCCTACGCGGTGGAGGTAGCCCAGGAGATAAACGGCCAAATCTGGATAATTGATGAGATTTACGAGCGGTTTATTACCGATGACATTATCGGCATCGCCGTGAATAAGCCTTGGTGGTCAGATGTGCGTGGTGGGGCTATTGACATCTCTGGAACGTATCACCAGGCGATGCCCGCTCCGGCGGAGGTGTGGCAATCCAAGGCCCAGGTGTATCTCCGGAGCCAGAAGATACCGATAAACCAGGGCACGGAACGCCTAAAGAGTTTCCTTAAGTTCGACCCGCTCCGGAACTGGACAAGCATCGTGATAGCGCCTCACTGCCAGGGCGTGCTCTCTGAGATGGGGGTGGCGCTCAACCCCCACACGGAGCAGCTACAGGCATACCGCTGGCGGTTGGATAGAAATGATAACATCATAGGACAAGAGCCTGAAGACCGTTTCAACCACGGCATCAAGGCCATAATTTACGGGTTGGTGGACAGGTACGGCTACGTAACTAGCCAGCACCGCCAGCGCGTACAGATGAGGAGTTGGGGTGGCATCGCTACCAGACGAAATCCGCGAACGGGTAGATAGGCACCACCGGCAGACCAGCGCCCTCCGGGATAGGATGAGGGCTGATGAGAAGCTCTTCATGCTGGAGCGGACGGCGGATGATGCACCCGCCGATTACGGCTTCTATACCTCCAATATGCCCAAGGTTGTCGCCAAGAAGATAATCGCTTGGATTACCCAGGCTGAACTTATCGTCTCGATCAGCCACCCCGGTGACCTAGAACACCAGCGGATGATAGACGATGCTAAGGAGATGTTCCTCACCGGGGCGTTGGAGATGGCGGATGGTCGGCTCAGAAAGCGTGGTCGGCTACGGAGCCAGTTGGCTTGGTACGTTACCGTCCGTGGTGGTGTGGTGGGGCGGGCACTTCTCCGTACAGACCGGCACGAGAATACTTTTGCCGACATTATGCCCTGGGACATCCTCCACACCTATTGGGAAGTGGGTGGGGATGGGGAGTTGGATTGGGCTTGTAATAAGCTCAAGAAAACCAAAGGGGCTATCATGGCGGAGTACGGTCTCCGGCGGTTGACTCTGCCGGATGACCAGGGGATGGATGTGGGGATAGATGTCTACGATTACTACGACCGAAATATTAACGCCGTGGTCATGGATGGGCGGATTCTGAAGAAGCGCACATCTCACGGGGCGGATAAAGTGCCGGTGTTCTTTGCGCCAGTAGAGACCGCACCGATGATTCAGCGCGATTCCGCTAACGATATGATTGATGCGTACATGGAGTCCATTTTTGAGGAGAACCGTGGCATCATTCCGAAGAACAACCAGCTTATGTCGGCGGTATTCGACCTGGTGCTCAAGACCCGTGACCGCTCCTGGGTACTCACCTCGCGGGATGGCTCCAAGGTGCTTGAGAGCGACCCCAACCGCTCGTCACTGGAGATTGCGCTGGCGGAAGGGGAGTCGCTGGAACCCGTGCAAGTGGCGGAAATGTCACAACGCTTGGGTGACATTCTTGGCCTAATCTCTGGGGAGATGCAGCGGGGCGGGCTTTCCCACGCCGTCTTCGGGGAACTTCAGTTTCAGCTTTCCGGCTTCGCCATCAACTCTCTGAAGCAAGGCGCGGATACGGCGCTTACCCCGCGTCTGGATGCCGTCCAGAACGCCTACGAGCAGATTCTGGACATCATAGCGGAGATGTACGGCTCTGAGAGGTTCTTTGAATTCGCCATTCCGTGTAAGAACATCCGCAGCGAGACCAAGATTATCCCCGCCTGGGTGGTGCGGGAGGGGTGCCATCCGGAGGTAAAGCTCATCCCGCAGCTACCGGAAGACGATATGACCAAGATAACGGTGGCACAGATGCTCAGGGAGGGGCCTGTACCTCTGGCGGACGATACGTATATTCGCGAGAAGATAATGCGCTTCCCGGAGACGAGCGTGATAGCCGATTCGGTGAAGGCGCAGCTAGGGGAGCGGATGCTGCCGGAGACCACGCTCTACACGATGGGGATGGCGCTGGCGGAGCGTGGTGAGCCTATGCTGGCCCAGATGTATTTTGACCAGCTAATGATGCTCTACCAGCAGCGGATAGTGCAGATGCAGATGATGGGCATGGTGGGTGGAGGACTTTTCCAGGGTAACCAGATAAATGGAGGCGGGGTGAGTCCTGGTGGGCCAGCGCCAGAGGTCTTCTCCAACTCTGCCCAGGGAGCGCCCCCGTCGCCCAGGCAATCGAATAATTCCAACGCGGGCGGGCCTACCCTCCCAGGTCAGGCTAGGCCGGGGGCGCAGGCCAGTATGGAGCAACGCCTGGCGGGTATTGGCCTTACGGGGCCTAGAGGCTAATGGTCGGCTTTAGTTCACCATCTGTATCTGTTCGGGACATCCTGGCTCTGCCTGACAACGGGCTGTATGACAAGTTCGGGCTTATTCAGTCCTTACTTCTGGACAGAGGGCACACGGAGGCGGATGCGACGGCACGGGCCACCGCTATTATGGAGGCGCAGGGAACGGCTCCAGATGTGGCGTCACTGGGTCTTCAGCTGGGTACGGGATTTGGTGAGCCTCCTCCGGTGACGGTGACGGCTCCGACAGATGAAGGGGGTGGTGACTTTGGCGCTCAGCCTCCCCCGCCCCCTGGCCCTAATTACGCTGCCTTGGATGCTCTCTGGGCACAGCGCCTCCTTATCTCAGCGGAGGCGTTGAAGACATTAGCCCTATCTTTGGGGCTGCCTGCTTCTGAGTACGACGCCTGGCGTGAGTCGAACATCCGGGCTGAGATGGATGCTCCTAAACCAACAGTACAGGGAGAAGTCTCGGAGCGAGTGCAAGACCTGCTAAGAGGCAATACCTTCCATGCCATTATGGATAGCTACAGTGCTCACCTGCGCGGGGAGCAGGGTATGGGTCGCGAACAGGCGGTGAATAGCCTGCTGGCTCTTGGTTTCCCCCAGGGTGGCGTTGACGATATGCTGAGAGCCAAGGAAGAGCAGCCACGCAATCAGCCGCCCACGGTGCTGACGCCGCAGAACGTGCAAGACCTTCTGGCGCTGGATGACCTAACGGTCGATGAAGCGTTGGCGGAGTTGGGACTCTATTATGAAAGCCAGGGGTCATCGTCGTCCCGGGCGGAGGAATTGTCTCAGCAGTTTCTAACGCAACTTGGGTTAGATGTTACGGAAACAGGCGGACTAGCGGAGCTAAGCGCGGAGGCGGCGGAGGACGATAAGCTCGTTGAGCTGTTTCTGGCGCTACAGCATATTCAGACTCGCCATTCCCGGACGCCGTACACGGACTTCAATACGCTCCGTGAGGATGTGCGGCGGGAGTTCTTTGACTTCTCGCCAGGTGGTACATCTGGCGGGGCCAGGTTCTTGGCGCAGCAACAGGCAGACCGGTGGGCGGATGAACTATTCTACGAACGCGACCCTGTACCGAAGACCGCATTGGATGATAGCATGGGTGGCGTAGCGGCCCTTGGTGTAGGCGATATAGGAGGCAGAGACATGACCAGCTTTTTCAGGGCACCTTCGGCGACGGGACTACCTACACAAACAGACCCGTTCCGTCAGTTTACGGAACAGCGGTTTGGCCTTACGCCGGGTGGGCGGCGTGACCAGTTCAACGCCTTCGCCTTTGGTGGGGCATCCCCCTTTGATTTCAACCCGGCCACGCGAGGTGTTGTGGCGGGGCAGTTCCCGGACATATCGGCGCAGTTCCAGCTTCAAAACATCTTGAATCCGGGGGCTGTCCAGTCGTCTAACTTCGCAGACTTCTTGCGTGGTGGGAGCCTCCCGTTTAACCGGAGTGCTGTGCCTGCTAGGTTTGACGAACTGGCGGACCTCTTCACGCAAGGGGAGGTTAGCAATGCTCAACAGGCACAGCTAGCCGCGCTATCCGACCCGGCTGTAGCCAGGGAGATGATTTTGGCTAATGCGCGGGGTCAGGTGAACCCCTTCCTCGCTCCCTTCGCCGAAGATATAGCGGCCAGCCGGTTGGCGACGCTTCAGGCGGGCGCTGACATATCCGGAGAGTCGCTCTTCCGGCGATTCCTGGGCGCTACTGGGCACATCTAAATGGCTAACTTCTTCCAGCAGGGCTTCGAGGACTTCCTGGAGACCAGCCCACGGGTTGGCTTCCAGTCGTTCCAGAACCAGTTTGGCGGGTCGCCTAACCAGCGTCGGTTCTTTGAGTCCCAGTTCGCGCCCATCCATAACCGTTTCCTGGGTGTCTTGGGGCAGCAGATACTTGGTGGGGAGGCTCCCACCGCCCGCTTCGCCACGCAAGACCCCTTCCGCCCAGAGCAATCATCCTTCCTGGAGGGAGGTTTCCCCGACCAGTTTGCGGGCTTTGACGCCTTCTTTGGCGCACAGCCCCCGTCTTTCGCGGGCCGTCAGCAGGCCCGCTTTAATCCTCAAGCACAGTTCTTCTTCTAATGCCTGAACCTCTCGATGAGGAACGGCGCAGACGGCTTATTGAGAAGTTAGAACGCCTCAAGCAGCCCGGCGGTGGTGAGTCCCCTGTAGCGACTTGGGAGCAACCTGCTCCGACTCAAGGTGCAGGTCAGCCAACAGCACAGCCAACAGCAAAGCTGCCGCCTGCCCTCTCACGTCAAGAACATCTCTTACGTGAGGTTAGTTTGTTAAACCGGGTGCTTTATGATGAGACGACTGGCCGTATTCGCCCGGAGCTAGCTGAGGTAGCTCGTGCTGGGCATGGCCAGTTTGCTCCTGAAGTCTTAGATGCCTTTATGACGCGGGTGCCCGCTTACCGCGACCTATCTAGTCAGGAGCGGCAGCAGTTCCTACAGAGCCGGTGGGCACAGCGGCGCATGGTCGGTGCGCCGCGTCATTTGACAACTCAAGACATTCCTGCCGAGGGGAAGCTAGGTGAACTTTTCGGACACGGATTTGGTGTTGACTTGCTTATCGGTGGGCCGACAGCCGGGGGTGTTTTCCGTGGCTTGGGACGGGGTGCCGCCGCAGCGAGCGCTGCTGCCGCCGGAGGTAGTGGACTACGACAGCTTGGCTTTCAAGGTCTGGCGGGTGCTGCCCGCGTGGGGCAGGTGGGTGCTGCGATTCCTGCTGGCGCGGAGTTCCTCCTGGGGCTGCCTTTCAAAGCCGGTGCGCGATTAGCTGGTGGTGCCCTCCGGCCAAGTCCACCCGTGAGTACGACGCGGCAGGCACCAGTGCCGATTCGCACGCAAGGGCAAGTGCGTGCTGCCCGCCAGGAGCTACTCCGTGAGCCGCCACGTATTCTGACACCAGCGGAGGAGGCGCTCCAGCGCATTCCTCCCGGTGGCCAGCGCCCACTACAGGAGTTCGTCCCTGGGCCGGTAGAACCTCCACGTATAGTTCCGCAAGATATAGGACGTGTGGCTCCATTTCATGTAGTGCGCGAGCGAACATCTGCGGAAGAGGTCGTAGAGCAAGCGTTTAGAGGTATCCTCCAGAGGTCGCGGGTGGCCCAACCGGGGCGAGTAGGTGGTGTGGCGCGTAGAACCGCTGAACCTATGCCTATTGAACCTGTGACACGAGCGCAGCGGTTGCTTGATGCTATCAATGCTATGCCTGCAAAACAGCTAGACGAAGCTATTGACGCAGCAATGAATGACATTATAGAGATTGTGCCAACTCATCTAGGCAAGCGTGGAAAGCCGATAAAAAGTACGAGGTATTGGCCTCAATACAAAGATAAGGGTATTTATAAGGGCTTGCCAGAAGTAGGATACCCTGCTCAAAGGCGCATCACGGGTTCTACCTACTCGCGTAGCGAGGGCAGTGTTACACCGGAGGGTGCGCGAGACCATGTTAGGGATGTACTTTTCAAGCGAACACTGGAGCAGCCTGCACAATTTACTCGCGTGGGCATAGCCGACAATATCTATACTGACGCGTATGCGGTACGTGAGGCGCTTATCCGAACTGGTAAGTTTCAGTTGGCTGGTCAAACCCCGCGTCAGCCATTAGTTCATACACCAAGTCAATTAAGACCTGGGGTTACAACGGTGGCGCCTGCCCCAACTCCTTTGGGCCGTCTCTTCCAGCCCGAACGTGCTCGCCCTCAGCCGCTAACACCTGCGGAACAGACCGTGGAGCGGGCGTTTGCGAGGCCGCTCCGCACGGCTACACGCCGGGGCGAAGATGCTGTTGAAGAGGTGCGCCGGATTGCTTTGGGAGAGCGTACGCCTCAGCGCCAGATAGCGCATCTTGAGGCTCGTGAGGCTGGGCTGAAGCTGACAGCGCCTGGCCTGGGTAATGCAGGCCGGAAGAAGCTGGGGTATGTGAGAGACGTGCTGGGTAAGTTGCGTGGTGGTGGTACTGGTGGCGGTGCGCAGCCGCCTACTGGGGTTGCAGGAGCGGTGCCAGACCCTGCTCAGCCGGATGTGGTGAATAAGCTCACCGCCCTTATTAAGAAGGCCAAGCCGCTGGATGTTAAGCGCCGGGGCACTGAGCGGGCACGCCTGCGACAGCGTGTGGCAGCAGCGGGTGAGCGTCTAACGAGAGGCGCAGATGCCACAAGGGCGCTTGGCCGTGCCCGTGGTGCTATGGCGGGGCCACTACGTGAACCGTCGTTCCTGCCGCCGCAAGAGGGTTTGACGGGCCTTGAGGTGAATCAACTCAAGGACATGGTGCGTTATTCTGATGAGACCTTGCTCAACATCCTCCAGGCGGATGATGGGTTGAAGAACATCTTGCTTGGGAGCGTTCCCCAGCGGAGCCAGATAGTCATTCTGGAGCGTATCTTTGGCACACAGTTTGCCAAGGCGGTGCTGGGACAACGCTCTCTTGGTGCGAAGTCGTGGGAACTGGCGATGAATATTTGGAACTTCCCCCGTTCGCTCGTTACATCTCATGACTTGTCTGCTCCGCTACGGCAGGGAGGCCTGCTGATTGGCCATCCTCAGCGGTTCCTCCAGAATCATGTGCCGATGTTCAAGGCGTTGATGAGGGAGGCGAATGCGCAGGCAACGGACCGAGGAATACGGGCGCATCCGAACTGGGGCGCAGCGCAGCAGGCCGGCCTGTTTATCGCGGACATGAGCCGTGGTGTGGGGGCGGGCCTGGCGCAGCAAGAAGAAGTGTTTATGTCCCGTTGGGCCCGGAAGCTGCCTCTCATCCGCCCCTGGGCGCGGGCGTATACAACCTTTCTTAATAAGCTCCGGTTTGACGTGTGGAACGACGCTTACCAAGGGTGGGTGCGACAGGGGCTGGATAAAGACACGCTGGCCCGCAACGCACACTCGTGGGCTAAGTGGGTTAATCGAGCGACGGGCCGTGGCCCGCTGGGGCCGTTGGAAGAAATAGCGCCTGTATTGAACGGCATATTCTTCGCGTCGCGTCTTTTCACCTCTCGGTTTACCGCGCCGATGATTTGGCAGTACCCCGGTGTGCGGCGGATGGTGATGAAAGACCTGGCGGTGTTCGTGGGCACTGGGATTGGCGTGCTATCTCTGGCTAAGCTATCTGGGAAGGCGGACGTGGAGCTTGACCCTCGCTCTGCGGACTTTGGCAAAATTAGGATTGGGGCCGTGCGGATTGATTTCTGGGCGGGCTATCAGCCTGTTGCCCGCTACGCCGCACAGATAATTGCGGGTCAGACTAAGGGCGTTGGCACGAAACAGGTACGCGATGCCGACCGATTTGATGTCTTTATGAGGCTTATCCGCTCTAAGCTAGGCCCGCCCGTTGGTATGGTTGTGGATGTGGCAACTGGAACCAGCTTCATTGGCGAAGCGATTACCCCACAGATGTCCGCCATTCAGCGGGAGACGTGGAATCATCTCACACCTCTGTTCATCCAAGACCTGATTGACGCCATACGAGAGGAGGGTCTCCTTGGGGGCTTGGTGGCATCGCCTGGAATGTTCGGTGCCACCGTCGGGAGCTATAAGACGGTAGATGCTTTCAGTCGCGACTCCAGGGGGGTGGCGTATGGAGCACCTGCTGGCCTATCGGTGGATAGTGGACTGGCTCGCTTTGAGAAGGATGAGGTGTGGGAGGAATACAACGCGGACAGGCCGGAGCATAAGCTCTCTCCGTACACTGAGGAGATAGTGCAGTTGGACGCTGAGGAGATAAAGGCGTGGCAGGGTATCCTGGATGCCCGCCCTCGCCTCCCCAAATCCGATATGGTGGAGCAATACTTCTCCGCTAAGAAAGAGTTTGGGATTCGGCGTGACCAGACGCGGCTTGTTCACTTTGGTCGGGATGCGGAGTTCCCGGCAGCGCGTAACGCCAACGAGAAGGCGCTAGAGGACTACTACGCCGTCCAGGAGGCTATCTTTGGTACGCCGGGCCGCAACCGCAGCCAACAGTGGCGTAGGGCCTTGCGTGACCTGGAATTTAAGTACGGCACGGATTCCGAGGAGTGGTGGTATATCCAGGCTGAGACCAATACTAGGCGTCCTCCTCAAGAGCTATTCCGGCGGCTCCCTGGATGGGAGCGCCGCCGGTTTGAGGACTCAGAGGATGCACGCCGCCGATGGAGGCAAGAGAGACAGTATGTGCGAGTCCGCCAGTAGCCATCAACCGGCTACCAACCAGACTATCTATAAGGCGTGCCGGGAGGAACTTCATCGGCGTGGCATCCGTAAGAACCAGGCCATGAAGGTGGTTCTTAAGGAACAAGGCGGATGTATGGTTGACACTGAGAAAGGAGCTATGCTAGCTTCTAAGCTGTAAGCCCATACAGCACCGCACATGGTCGCAAGGCCCAAAGGCGCGTAAGCCTTTGGGCCTTTTCTATCTGAGGCGATATGACAATCCAGCCATTAAGTACGGAACCCGTAGAAGATACTCCAGCCATCTTTGGGCTGGATGAGATGGCGGACGCGGAAGACCTTAGCTCTACTGGAGTTGACGGCGCTCCTAGTGCAGAGGCTCCGGGCACACCGTCCGCCACGGGAGAAGGTGGTGAGGCGGCTGTGGAGGGAACGCAAGCACCCCCTGCGGCGGATTCTGTCCCGGCTGCCCCACCTGCTCCTGCCCTTCCTTCGCAAGAGCAGTATCTAGCCCAAGAGCTAGCCCGTGAGCGCCAACAGCGAGCCTACCTAGAGCACCAACAGCAGCAGCTACAGATGGCCCAGGAGGCCATGGCGTATCGGCAGCAGCTTGAAAACCAGGGCATCCCGCAAGACCAAGCTGATTATATGTCCCGTGAGCGCCAGAGCTATCGTCTCAGGGAGGTGGAGCTACAAAGGCAGGCACAGTCCCAATCGGAACATCTCCAGGGCAAGATGAACGCGGCCCTCTATTATGCAGCCCGACATCCTGGCGCTGACCCGAAGATGCTTTTCCAGTACGACTCGCCCCAGGCTATGGAGGCAGCGGCGCGTTCAGCCACGGAAATATCCTCATTAAAGAAGGAGATAGCAGGACTCAAACGGGCGCAGGTGCCCGCAGGACAGACATTTGATAATAGCCAACCCTCAGCCGCCGCGCTCAGTGACGATGAGGAGTGGGTGAATACGGTATACGGTGACCCCGATTACGTCGCTTCTCCCGCCGACCATGTGCGGGCAAAGAAGTTCAAAGAAACTCTTCGATAGAGGAGGCAGATAGATGCCAGCAGGCAGAGTACACACTTCGTCCCTAAACGATTCCCTTCCGACCATGATAATGTCGGCCCGCCAGGTGCGGGAGTTCGAGGGAGTTATGTCCCAGCTTGTGGATAAGAAAACGCTGGGGCGGAATATGGGCCTTACCTGGAACGAGATTGACCTGGCCCAGCTTACGGCTCAGAACATCGCTGAGACGCAGACGCTGGATAACCCGCAGCTAATCGTGGACACTCTCTTCTCCATCACCCCCACGGTTGTGGGTATCCAGACCTTCGTATCTGACCGGGTACGCCTTCGGATAGCCAAGCCTGTTGTGTCTCAGATGGGCGGGCTGGCGCAGAACGCCATCCAGCGGCTGAAGGACGAGAACGGCGTCACCGTCTTGGACGGGGCTACTACCTCTTTGGCGGGCGCTGGCACTACCCTCACCTCCGGTCACATCCAGGCTGCCACCCGGCGTATCTCCTCCAACGCCACTGAGCCGGGCAATAAGCCTTACCGCACCGTCCTCCACGGATTCCAGATAAAGGACATTGAGGACGAGATTCGGGCCGGTGTGGGCACGGATGTGCTCACGGAGGGGCTGACTGCCAGGGTGTTCCGGGAGCATTTCGAGGGCATGGTGGGTTCCTCTCAGCTTTATGAGGACGGGAACATCACCATTGACTCCTCAGACGACGCTAAGGGCGGCACCTTCGCACGGGAGGCCATTGTGCTGGTGCAGGGCCGCTCCCCCTGGACGGAGACCCGCCGGGAGCCGCACATCGGCGGTGGTGGGGACAGCGTGTTCATGTACGACGAGTACGCCTACGGTGAGCGCAGTTCGGGCAACTGGCTTCTAGAGTTGTACTCAGATGCAACTGCCCCAACGAGTTAGGGAAAACGTTAAGGATACTTCTCACCACGACGAATAGCGCCATTATAGCGACGCGTCGGGAGAATAGCAACAACCATTTGAGTCTAAACTCAACTGATTCCCCTTCGTAGGAACAGTGGTGATAACGAAAGGAGATAGATAATGCCAAGGGATACGCAAAAGGGATACGACATCTACTTTGAGGACTTCCACGGCGACCTGATACCGGACGAACTGGCCAGCACCAGTGACACCGGCACTGTCACGGTCAACGTGGGTCTTACCGGGAACAAGGCGGTAGGCTCCTCCATCCTCCGGTTGGATAACTCCAACAACACTGACAACGACATGATTGAGGTGGACACGGGCCACACCAGCTACCGGGTCAGCGATGGTCACCTCTACTTTGAGGCCAGAGTTGCCCCGCATGATGTGTCTGTCATGGCGGTCAACGTGGGCTTCCACGATGAAACCACTGAGTCGGGCAACTCCCTGCCGGTGGAGCTATCCGGCACCACCTGGACTTCCACTGCCGGTGAGTGGATTGGCTTCGTCTTCGATGCCGACGCCACCACGGATAACTGGTACGTCTTCTGGGTGGATGACAACAACGACACCTCCGTGGCGATAGCGACTCTTCAGTCGGACATCGCTCTGGCGGACACCACCTGGTACACCCTCCGGTGTGACCTTCACGATGCCGGTTCTGGCAACCAGGTGGTGGCTGAGTTCTCGGTGCAGGATGAGAACGGTAACCACTGGGAGTACCGGAACACCTCGACCATAGACCGGGACGCGGCGCTCTCCTTCCACATCGGCAACGAGCTACGTGCCTCCGTTGACAATGGCTCCCTGGACGTGGACTACATCGAGGTTGGTAAGAGCAGGGTAGCTTAATGCCATCAATTAAAGAAAACCTGCGTCGGGCACTCCAGACGGTGATGTCGCGGGACAAGGCTAAGCAGATAGCAGACCGGACTAGCGGAGAGAAGGCGGCTCAGCTTTTATCCCGCATGGAGAACTAATGCCACACATTTCTGCAACCCTCCAGCGTGCATGGAGCGAACCCGAAGCCGACCTTTACGACCGTCTCCGGGCGGAATTAGCGCCACAGCGGCAAGGTGTGGATGCATCCCACCCGAACGTGAACTGGGCGCGAGACCCCAGCTTCACCAAGCTGCCAGAAAGCAACTCGGTAAGGGCTGACTGGCCATACAAGCTCTAATATAGTAACCAACTGTAATCAATCCTTATCAGGTGCCGACCTTCGGCTAAGGAGTAGATAAATGGCTGTTTCCCCTACACACACTGGCTGGCGTTACGACCCCTCAAACTCCCGGCTTGATTACTATTACCAGGGCACCCGTGTGGGTCATATTGCCTCTGGTGGTCTCACGGTGGCCACCGGCGGTCTGACCATTGATACAGGTGGGCTGACTGTGACAGCGGGCGGCATTACCGTTACCGCTGGCGGCTTGGCTGGCGTGGCTGGCGATTGGTCTCTCGACGATGACCTGGATATGCTCTTCGGCACCGGCAACGATGCTGGCTTCCGCTGGGGCACAGGCGACACCGATAACCACTCTTTCGTCCTGGGTCTTGATAACACGTCGCAGCAGTTTCATATCACCGACCAAGGTGCCGTGAATACCAACTGGAACGTTTCGGCGGCTACCCATCCGGAGGTGTATATCCACTCGAATACGACTCCGGCCTCTGACTACATTCGGATAGGTGCCCATGATGGCACTACGGGCTACGTGGATATGGTGGGTGGGACGACGTTGGCGCTCCAGGTGGGTGGCACCAGCCACCTTACCGTAGCAGCCAGTGCCCTGGCTCACTCGGCGGCTAACTCAGGAGCGGTGACCAGCTTGGATGTGACAAACACCTCTAACGATTCTGGCGCTGGTGCCCGAATCCGGGTTGCTTGCGGTGGTTCGTCGGCCACCGTTGACGCCCTCATATCCATGTTGGAAACCTCTGGCCATGAGTTGACCATTGGAGTAGACACTAGCTCTAGCATCTTCGCCATTAGTCGAGGAGCGGCCTTGGGCACCGACGACGCGATGCGGATGACTGACGCTTCTCCATCGGTGGTAACAATGGACACCACCCAGGGTTCCGACTATGACTTCGTGTGTGAAGGGTGTGGGAAGAGTTCCCTGACGAAGTTTAAGTGCTGCGCCAAGGTTAAATGGCACGATGACGTAGCGGCGCTCCATGGCCTCGTCACTGACTTGGCCGTTATAGACCCGGACTCCGTGGACTGGCGACCTTCCAAGGCTCTCCAGCACATGCACGACTTGGGAGTGCTGGAAGTCAGCCAGAACAATGACGGCACTCCCTGGATTGGGATGAACATGGTTCCGGCGCAGTGGTACACCTGGTCGGGCATGAAGCAGCTTGCTACTCGGCTAGAGAAGGTGGAGAGGCAGCTTGAAAAAGCCCTTGCCTAGCCAAAAGGCCAGTCTTCTACACGGGACGTTTACCCTTCAGAGGGATGAACCTGCGTTCTGTCTAACGGAGCTTGCGCATAACCGCCCGGATTCCAGGGGCTTTCACCGCTACCAGGTTATCTACGTGCTGCGCGGGGATAATCTGGTGGAGCACTGGCGTGACCTGGGGCCTGCTGGTAACTTCACCGCCAGCCCCTTCCGGGTGCCCGGCGGCATTATAGATAGCGCGGGCCGGGTAGAAATTCTCCACACGGTAGCGGAGCTTCGGGATATAGCGGACAGCCTCCGGGCGCAGTCGCCCAGGGCTGCGGAACATGAACCAACAGACCTGATAGGCGCGTACATGGACGACGCGGAGGAGATGAAGAAGCAGATAGCTTTCTCCTCCACCTTTGGCCCCGCCTTGATAAAGACTAGGAGCTAACATGACCCAGGTGCCAGTAGAAAGCCAGGAAGAGCTTCAGTCGGAGTACGCCGACATCATGGCGCAGATGCAGGCCGCTGAAGCGGTGGCTGACCCAGCCGTCTTAAAGGTGAAGGATATTGTGCATGAAGGCACAGAAGATATGCCGACACCGATGATGGTGGCCAGCGTCACCTCGGCGGGCTACGTCCGGATGTGGGACACCCAGACTGGAGAGGAGTCCATCACCAACCGGAACATGCTCCCTACGCAGCTAAAGAAGCTCAGGGCTAACGGGACGCCATTCTTCACCACGCTGAATCCCCACAAGAAGCCTCGGCGCGGTGGCATTAAGTGTCGCCTCCATCCGGACGACTTGCGGCGGGGGCGTTGGGATTACCTGGGATACCCAGTGTGCATGAAGGGCAACCTCACCTCTACTCACCAGCTTAACCGCCATATGGCTCACCGCCATAAGGATGAGTGGGCTGGGATGGAACAGGAGCGGGCTGACCAAGAGAGGATGGACGACCGAGAGTTCCAGCGGAACATCATGTTGATGGCCGTGAACGGTGGTATAGCGCCCACTAAGGCTGAGTCAGCCCACGCCCATCGTGTGGCGGCGGGCAAAGCAGGTAAGAAGCGCCAGGATGACACGGTTTACACCCGGAAGTGCGAGGAGTGTGGAGAGGAGTTCTCCCACAAGGGCCTGGCCATGCTAGCCGGGAAGAAGTTAGCCATCCACAAGAAGAAGGTGCACAGTGACACAGCCGCCAATTAACGTCTCCCTGACGATGGAGGACGTCACCCTGCTGATTCAGCAGAATCCGCTGTTTGCAGCGCAATTGCAGAACATCGCCATGCTCAGGATGCTTCGGGAGAAGGAGCAGGAGCTAGCCAATACACAGGGGAACGGCAAGGCGAAGAAAGCCAAGAAGTTGGTGGAGGAGACGGCGGAACATGCCGCAGGCCGGGGCTAATGCTAGATGCCAGTAGGACGAACGAGAGAACAGATACGGGTGAGCGTGGGCTACAACTTACCTCGCGCTCTATACGTCTCGTCCGCCTCCTCTAGCGGCGATACCACTTCCCTGATTGATAACACTTTGAGGGGAGGCAACGACAAACATAACGGCGAGTGGATAGTTGCCACCTCCGGCAACAACGATGGGCAAATTACCCGCGTTGACGATTACGCTCAGGCCGCAACCGACCTGACCTTAGCGCCTGCTCTCTCTAACTCTACGTCCTCCGGGGATACCTACGAGAAGTGGGCAGCCCCGTTCCCGCCAGCCCGCATCCATGACTTCATTAACCAGGCCATCATGGAGACCTACGGGCGTGTGTACGACCCCACCGAAGACCTGTCTCTCCACGGTGATAGGTTCCAGGCCCGTTATTCCCTGCCGTCAGATTTTACGATGGTCAAAAGGGTCTTCTACCGGACGGGTTACGTGGGGGATGAGGTGCACCCCTGTGACCGGGAGTTCGACGAGACCACCGATCCCGATACACCCTTCACCCAGCTAGTCCAGGATGAGGACTTCAAGCACGGCTCTCAGGCGCTCTCTATAACCGTTGCCGCCAGTGCGTCGGAGAACGACCTACTCACCGATGTTATAGATGAACTGGATATGTCGGGGCATACCCACCTTGAGTTCTGGATTAAATCCACCGTCGCTACCACCTCTGGCCAGTTGGACATCCTGCTGGACGATACGGCTGCCTGCGCTTCGCCTCTTGAGACGCTGGCGGTTCCGGCGCTCACTGCGAACACATGGACACATGCGCGGGTGGCATTGGCTAACCCTGAGAGCGATACGGCCATCATCAGCATCGGCTTCCGGTACACCTCGGACATAGGTGCCTGCACGGTTATCCTGGGGTACTTCCGGGGTGTGAATAACGACAAGATGACCTGGCTGGAACTGCCCCGGCACCTCTGGCGGATAGACAAAGAGAACCGAGACGTGGTGCTCACCAAGGGTGGGGTTGATACGGTCGGTAGCAACCTTATCCGCCTCCAGGGTGGTGACGACCCGGCACTGCTGACCACGGATGCCGGGACATGCGAGATAAACGACCAGTACGTGATTGACCGGGCCACTGAGCTTGCCCTCCTATCGGCCTCTGGAGGCCCTCAGACGGACGCAGACGAGCTTCGTAGGCTTGCTGGGTACTTTGGTCGGCGGGCGGGGCAGGCGTGGGGTAGGTTCCCACCGCTGGTGGGCGTGAGGAAGGCAGAGTAATGCGGATTGGCTCGGCGACGACCAGTAATCGGCCCGTATTGGAAGAGATACGTGACTCCTTGCGTCTGGAGCTTATCGAGGAGAATAGGGAGCTACTCCGGGTCATGCTCTCCACGCACAACGGGATGGTGAGGGCAGGGGTTATAGAGTCGGCAATCATCGAAGATTTATCGGTTGGTGAGGAATAAAGCATGAGGCTACAGATACCATTTCTAAGCGGGAAGACCGGAGAGTCTCAGGGGCGGGCTGGCGATGAAGGCCAAGTGCTCCAAGATATGCTGCATGGGAAGTATTACCATGCGAACGAGCAAGGCCGGGTCTTCTCTCAGTCCGCAACTCCGCTGGGCCTTGCTATTCCTATCTATACTGCCACGTCGCTGGCTGGCTCTATGCCTCTCTGGAATCCTATTGGCTCTGGTGTGAAGGCGGTACTTATGAGCTTCGCCACGACGCGGGCCAGCGGGACGGCGGACTTCGGGGCCATTGGGTTGATGGCCCGCAATGGTGTTGGCTCTGTGATTGCCACGGGTTCGCAGATTACCGCGTTCGCCGAGACGGTGCCGGTGAATGGTAACCTGGGGTTGGTGAACAGTGTGGCGGGGCAGGGGAAGGGTGCCAGTTCGGCGGTGAAATCCTCCAATACAGGCACGGTAACGGTCACGGCGGGGGTGGCGGCGGAGTGGATACGTACTATCGCTGGGATGAACCTGGAGGCGGATACGGGAACGGCCCATCAGACTCTCCCGGCGGTGTATGACTTTGACGGTAGCATCGTTGTTTATCCCGGCACGATGGTTTGGGTAGCGGCTACCAAGGCGTCGGTGGCGCTCTTTGCCTCCACCCTGGTATGGGAGGAGGTGACGCTTTAGATGACCCGGTTTGTTAGCGACTCCGCAACCGCTTCCGGCCAGATAGCGGAAGGGGATGAATCGCGGGTGAAAGCCATCTCTTTCCATGCCCGCAGTACGAACCCCGATTCTGTCATCGTGGGGGATAGCGGCGTGTCTAGCACCAACGGGTATGAGCTAACCAAGGACGCCAGCATCCCATTCAATTTCGAGGAAGGCTCCGTGCCTTTGAGCACCTTCTACGTTCATTTTTTGGGGGTAGGCCGCGTGGACTGGGCTGCCATCCTGCTGGACTAATATGCCTACAGTAGAAGCACCACAAGAAGTCATCATCAATGACATCCGCTACCCGATTAAGGGGCGGGTGGAGTCTATTGTCATTCCCCGCTACGCTCCCAAATTCACCACCGGGGACGTGTCTGGTGAGTCGCAGCAGGGCCGCTCTGTGGTGCAGTGGAGCGACAACACCGGGGGCATCGGCGTTGACCGGATAACCGACCTGGACGCGGCGCAGGGCCGTGACCTAGACCGCTCCTGGTACTCATCGGCTTATCTGCGGCACAAGCGGCACATGACCTTGCCGCCTCTGGCTACCACCACCGCTGCCTCTGGTGTCTCTGGCATCTTTGAGGTGGGCTTTATTGGCGACCTATCTGATTCCATCTATGCCAGCTTCGGCACGTCTCTCCGCCAGTACGCCATCGCCACTGACACCTGGACTTCCAGGCACACCCTGCCTGCTGTGGCAACCGACTCGGTGACCGGGCCGTTGGGTGGCACGACCTATCTGTTCGTTGCACACACCGGGGGTTATAGCTACTCCACTGACGGCAGCACCTGGACGGACGACACCACCGATACGAGATTTCTGGCTTTCTGGGATAACCGGCTTTGGGGCATTTCGCAGGCTGGACAACTCTGGTTCTCCCTTACTGTCGGCACGGAGGTGAACGATGCTCTTCTTCCGCTACCTACAGATTATGTCACTGACCTGTTCGTAGAGCGAGATGCGGGTGGTGAGCATATCCTCTACGCAGGCACCAAGGAGGGCCTGTACGCTCACGACGTTGCCAACTCCCGGTTTGTACTCACCGAGCTAGATTTGCCGTTTCATAACGACGCCGGACGTGGCATTAAACGATGGAGAGGGGCCACGTATTATCCGGCAGGGCTCGGCATATATCGTTATCAACCTGGCCCCACAGCGGCAATAAGCGTACATGGCCCTGACCGAGACGATGGTCTCCCCGATGAGCGGAAAGGCACGATTATCGGTCTTGAACGTTCCCATAACGACCTGATAGCTAAGGTGGATTCAACCTCGGCGGCGGCTAACGACTTCGATGTGTTCCTGGGCAGTGGCGCGATTACGGCGGGCGACGTTATCGACCCTGACGTGGGAATCAGCACGCTCTTGGCATGGGATACCCGTGGCTGGCAGGTGCTATGGGAATCGGCGGCGAATACGGAAGCCATCACGGCATCGTATGTCTCCAATGCGGATGGTGGCTACCGGCTGTGGTGGGGGCACAACCGGCGGGTGCTATATATGGACTTGCCGGTGGACATCGTTAATCCCCATGAGACCAATGACCGCAACTACGGCTCCGCTGCCACCCATGATTATCCCTGGCTGGTGGCGGGGGAGGAGACCAACGGACTGGCTCTCCGGATGAACGTGCACGTTGCCGATAGCTCCAGCACTGAGACGGTGGCGGTCTCTTACGCCACCAACTTTTCCGAGAGCTTCACCACCCTGGGCACTATATCATCCGATGGAATCACCACCTATGACTTCCCCAATGCCACCACGCCCACCGGCACGGCCTTCCGGGCCATCCGGCCCCGTGTAGCGTTAGCACGCGGCACTAATACACTCCTCTCCCCTGACGTAATCGCCGTCAATTTTGAGTTCCGCAAAAAGCTCACCCCGCAATATTCCTGGCGTGTGTTGCTGGACTTGAGTGACGAATATGCCGGGCAAAGCACGAACGAGATGTGGGCGGACTTGCGAACGGCGGTGGCTTCCAGCGCCTTGGTGAACTTCACCTTCCGCGATGACACCGCGAGGACATATTACGTAGACGTGACTCTCCAGGGCCAGGAAGAAACTGGTCTGGACGAAACCGGAGAAGTCCTGGTTACCTTGGCGCAGGTGTAATGAATGGCTATTGAACGGGCTGGCATCCTAAGAGATAACGTTGGCACCGCTATTGCCGGTGCCACGGTGGAGCTATTCCCTCGGAACACTACCACCACGGCGGAAGCCTCCACCAACACCAACGCCTCCGGTGTCTGGTCGTTCTCAGAGGCCGATGAGAACCGCTACGATGTCCGGATAACCTCCGGTTCCAGCGTTCGGTTCCATAACTATGACTCCTCTGAGCAGATGCAAGAGCTTGAGGTGTCGGTGCTCAAGCAGCGTAACCCTCCGGACGCCGAGGGTAACACCTTCACCTACGAGTGGGTGGCGGCTGCCATAGCGGCCAACCGCACCATCACCCTCCCCCTCCTGACGGGGAATGACACTATGGCGGTGTTGGGTTTTGCTCAAAGCTGGACTGCCTCGCAGACTTTCACCGCTGACACTATCCATAACGACACGGTGGATATACACCTAGGGTCTAGCTCTGACGCTGCACTCCGCTGGTCTACCGCTGATGCTGACAATCACGCGTTGGTACTGGCAGTGGGCAATAGCAACCAGGGGTTGCATATCACCGACCTGGGCGCTATCGCCACGGATTGGAACATCGCAGCCACGACCCACCCGAACGCCTACATCCATTCCAACACCTCCCCGGCTACGGATTACCTCCGGCTGGGAGACCACGACGGTACCACAGCTTACATCGACGTGGTGGGCGGCACCACCCTTGCCTTCGAGATTGATGGCACCACCGAAATGTCCATGACCGCCTCGGTGCTGAACCTGGCTTCCGGGAACACGTATCAAATCAACGGCACCAACGTGCTGTCCAATAACACCCTCGGCACAGGCGTGGTCACCTCTTCCCTGACCACGGTTGGTGCTTTGAATAGCGGCTCCATCACCTCTGGCTTTGGTGCGATAGATAACGGCGCGTCCAACATCACCACCACGGGCGACATTACAGGTGGCGGCATTCATGTCACAGGCGACACGGCTGCTGGGGATAACGCGGCGTTGGGGTACACCTCCGCTGAAGGCTTGATCCTTACTGGGCAGGGAAGCACGTCCGATATCACGATCAAGAACGATGCCGATGCCGACGTGCTAAAAGTGGCTACTGGTACTACTACCATCACTCTCCCTGGCGCACTATCGGTGGATGACGCTACCGATAGCACCAGCGGCACTACGGGCAGCATACACACCGATGGTGGCCTGGGGGTCGCAAAAAACCTCTTTGTGGCGACCGATGCGCGGGTCGATGGGACAGCGACTCTAGATACGGTGGACATTAATGCTGGCAACATAGACGGCACCGCCATTGGTGCGGCCAGCGCTTCTAGCATCGTAGGTACCACGATTGACGCCACCACTGACTTCACCATCGGCGCTACGGTCATCACGGACGGTGTGCTGACCGACTCTGGCGGGTTCCAAATAGCCGCAGCACTGGACATGAACGCGAATACTATCTCCAACATTGGCAACGCGGGCAACGATTTTTCCGCCCACTCGCTAAACATGACGGCCTCCAATTCCGGCGCATCACGCTCCATCGTCCTGAGCAATACCGCCAATGCCTCTGCCTCGGATGCCTATCTCCAGCTGTTCTCCGGTGGCACGTCGGGGGGTAACCCATTCATCCGGTTCGATATCAGTGGCGGCATCACCTGGGGAATGGGAGCGGACAACGCTAACGGCAACAGGTTTGCTCTTGGGTCTGATGCAACCCTCGGTGGCAGAGATATGTTCCGAATCACTACAGACCCAACGCCAGTGCTGACGTGGAATACGACTCACCCCACTGGAACGTTTGACTACGTGTGTGATGAGTGCGGGCGGCATGGCCCTGCCTCGTTCTCGTGCTGTGGTATTGTCGCGTACCATCCGGACGTACCCGCTCTCGCACCGCTTATGGATAGTCTACGAGGACAACCGCTCACGGGGCGAGAACCTGGTGTCCAGCACTTGGTAGACCTAGGCATCATGGAAGTCAGCACCAACAACGACGGGTCTCCCTGGATCGGGATGAACCCGATCGAAGCCCAGTGGTACACCTGGTCGGGTATGCTTCAGATGCACCGTCGCATCCAAGAACTTGAAGCCCAAGTGGAGGAGTTATGCCGATAAGCGATTCTGACCTCATTGCCCACCTCAACGAGCTGAAGGCGAAGGCTGCGGACGGCATCAATATCGTCCACCAGTTAGCGCATTATGGTGATGACTACAAGACGGCTTCCAAGGCGACGATGGTATCCGCGCTGAAGGCGTTGCATCCTGGCTGTGCCGTCTGTAATCAATACGAGGGCTAAATTACGATTGCCTGAGAGGATAGGCATTAAATGCTAAAAATGTCCCCCTTACGCCCGCAGATTCTTGTAGCCATAGGCTTGCTGGGCCTCATTGCTGGGTTCAGCATCTGGGTCATGCGCAGCAATGAAATTGCTGGAGTGTGCGCGGCGGGAATCATAGCGCTCGCAAAAGATGTTATTTCCAGCGACGTAGAGAAGGACTCTTAAGCTGATGCATATAATCAGGGTGTTGGGCGCTGGTCTAAAGCGTGGCCCGAAGGCATTAATTAAGGCTCCGGTCGCCGTGAGCCGAGCCGTGGGCGGTGGGATAAAGCGCGGGCCAAAGGCT